CCCGCTGGGGAATTGCTACAAAGTACCTAACGCATTGACTTTCTAAGTGCTTCGTAGCGTTTGCGTTCGTCTTCGAGTTCTTGAAGCTCAACATGGCTGCGGTTCATGGATAAGTGATTCATTCTCAAAGGCTTGGAAGGATTGCCAATGTAGACAACCCCAGGCTCAACCTTGCTGCGGCTATGCACTACGGTTCCCATCCCAAGCATGGTGTAGCTTCCAATGACGCTATACTGGTGAACGCTGACGTTCAGCCCGATGTTAGCGCTTCGCATAACGTGGCAATGACCAGCAAGCAAAGCAGAGTTCGCAAGCGTTACGTTCTCCTCCAGCAAGCAGTCATGCGCGACATGGCTGCCAGCCATCAGATAAGCGAATTCTCCAACAACCGTCTCGCGTTCAATGCCAGCATGAATCGTGACGAATTCTCGAATCACGCAACCATTACCAATCTGAACGCCAAACTTCTTTTGTTTGCTTCTGTGCTGTGGCGCTGAACCAATCACGGCTCCAGGATAGATCGTGGTGTTGTTGCCTATTGTCAGCGGCCCATATAGACAAGCATTGGGTCCAATCTCGCAGTTGCGCCCAAAGATGACGTCACCTTCAACGTGTACACTTTCGTCTATGTTCATAACCAGTGAGCCATCAGTTCAGGTTCAATATTTGGTGGCTTTGGTGTGCCGTGAAAGTAAACGATTCGCGCCTTGCTGCGATGCTCTGGGTGATGTGTCCAGTGGACTTTGTAGGATTGAATCTGGTTAACAAAAACTTCATCAAGTCTAACCGCATTAGCACAGACATTGCGTAAGTAGGCCATCTCACTTGGAAGATTCTTGTATGTGTAGTTGATTCCAGAATCTGCTCGGTCTTGCCATAGATTCCAAATCCGTTTGACTTCGGCTGCTGAGAATAAACCGATTCCGTTGCAGATGGTGTGTGTTTCGAATGGGTCTGTCAATAGCCCACATTCACCTCGCCAGTTCAAAAGCTCATCAATGTTGTCAACAATCAGCGTATCCAGTCCAAGAATAAACCTTGGGCTTTTGCCAAGCCCAGGTCTGAACGCTTCCATGACACAAGCCCAACCTAAGTCCTTGCAGTCGAGCGCAACTTGGTGGACATTTTCTTGGAACTGATACTCTCGGTCAGTCAAGCAAATAAACTTGTGGCTCTTCGTGGTGTTGCGCTTAATCGCTCGCGCCAGCTTGTCAACCCATTCGGGAGAATAGCCAGCATTTGCTGAATAGCTCGGCAGATGCTTTTCTTTACCGTTGAAAAGAACACAAACAATATCCATTTAAGCCGCTGCCTTTCTTCGTCTCTGGTCAAAGATTTGTTTGCGCCAGAATGCAAAGTTCTTCGGCCACTGGCGTTTAATTACCAACTCTCCAACAAAGTCAAAGTCAAGTCGCTCACTTTCATAGTTTGAACTGCGAACGTAGACAATTACCCACTCATCACGGCTGGCCTCTTTGTAGCCGGTACGCCTCTTGATGCCGTAAGCGTTTCTGGCTCGGTCCCTCACTACAAAGTAGCGCCACTTCTTCCTTCTGCCGGATTCTTCGGTTGTGTTCTGTGCTGCATCCGCATTGGCTTTCAGATAACTCAGCATCTGGGTAATCATGCCGCGTTTCAGGTTGCCATACTTGTCGAGAGGTATGCCTTTGGCTGGCACTCCGTAGTAGCCTTTCGGCATCAAACCCTCACGATATAAAGCCTTTTCAAAGCGTTTATAGGCTCGGTCCTCACCTGTGATATGCGGCAACAGGATTTCTTCTCCGGTCAAGGTGCTGCCGACTAAGCCTTTCAAATCCTTCGCGTACACTCTGCCGTTCTGGTTTTTGATGGAATACTCAACAAACAAGCTTCCACGTCTGCCAGGTTTCTTCTTGTTTGGCGGAACAATAAACGGTGTGGGTCTGTCAAAAACGTCTTCCATCTCTTCGTAAAGTCCTGTTCTAATATCAAACAACGTATCCCGAACTGCTTTCCCTACGGCATCAGGAAATTTTTTTGCGACTTGTCGCAGATATTGCCTTGGGATTTGTAGTCCGGTGTCGCCTTTCAGTGGCATGGGCTATTCTCTGGCAAAGTTTACAAGCTTTAAAATCATTGAAGAAAACCTTTGTATTCGGTTTATGCGTCTGGCAGGACTCGCAGAATCGCATTGCCGGTTTTTGTTTCAGTTTCTCAAGCCTCTCTTCGAGCCTTTCGCTGAGAGGCCTTCTGTTGTCTTGCCAAGTGTAGCGCCTCACGTTCTGCTTCCTCTCTGCTAAGTCCACCATCAAATTCCATGATTGATGCTCGCTCCTCAAACCAAACATACAAATCTGGTTCGTAAAAACGTAACCGTTCCACTTCGTCAAAAATCTTCTCATTCATTGAGGCGCAGCGTTACGAGCAGGTCCTAAGTACTCGTGCATTGCTTTCAACTCCTCAACCTGCTTCGCGTGGAGTGCCAGCAATGAGCTGTGGCTTCCCCTCAGTTTGGTTCAGCCAAAGTTGAAGAATCGTCACGCCTCAAAATCCTTGTACAACCTTGAAACGGTTGCGCCTTGCTGGTTCTGATACTTGCCGGAATATGGCTGCTCTGTCGTTTCGTCGAGTTGGAAAAAGACCAATTGGCAAATTCGAATACCTGACTTGAGAAGAATTGGTTTTTCGCTTTGGTTGTAGAGTTCCAGCGTAATCTGGCCTTCAAAACCAGCATCAACAAATCCAGCATTTTGAATCTGTAAGCCAAGCCTTCCCACTGAAGAGCGACCAGCCACAAAAGCGGCTAAGTGATTTGGAACACTTACCTTTTCCTGAGTACTTCCTAAAACAAACTTGTTGGGTTCTAAAAGAAAGTCATCACTGACAGTATGCTGATAAGCGGATTCTGAATCCAAGAACAAGAACTTTTGCTTGATTCCCAACTGGCTGAAGCTGTTGGACAAGTGCAAATCAACAGAGCATGGCCCAACCTGGACAAATCGTGGAAGGTGTCCAAGGTCTTTCAATCGGTTCAAAGCTTGGTGAGAAAGAATCAAAACAACTCCTGTTTGCGGTGACAATCGCTGAAAGGTAAAGAATGACTGCGGAATAAATCATAAATCTGCCCAATCAAAGTCTCGGTCATTTTGTGAATAAATCCGTATCTGGCCTTCGGTTCCCCATCGTTTGCTTGCGTGTACATCCCAGATTTCTTTGTCTTCCTGCCTCAATGCGTCTTCCAAGGATTTCAAGAGGTTGGACAAATCTGGTACTTGCTTGTGAGGTTTTCCGTTCATCAGTGACTTCTGGCGAGTAGACCAGCTTTTTGGCATGGGAATGACGAACTCAACAGCAAAGGAATCTGGTAATTGAAACTTTTTGTCCATTGCTTGGTATCGAAGTTCATCTGCAAAAAGTCTGTATCTTAAAGTTGATTTGCTGGGACTCCATTTGTCTCGAATACTCTGTCGCGGCTTGGGTACTGGTCGAATCTGAAAAGTAATCAAGCAGCAACCGTTTTGACTAACTTAGCAAAGTATTGGCTTGGTGAATCGGTCTTGCTCGGCTTGTCTGTTTTCACAGGCTTCTCGTCTTTGGTTGTCCAGCGTACGATGGAGTCTTCATCTAGCCAAAAGCCAAAAGGTGCGCGGCCAATTGATTGAAAGAACTTCTGGCCTCCTACTGGGTCCAAGCGGTTGCCTGTCGCTTTGAATTCTGCTTCTTTCGTAAGCCATTCTTCTGGTGTCTTACAAGCTTGGGTTCGGTTGCCAATGTCGCGCTGGGCATAGCTTCGGAAAACGGCAACGGTTGGCAGGAAGTCGCTCTTAAACTCTTTGACCATGCGTTTGAAGCCTTCTTCGATTTGCTCTTCGTCCAAGTCATCAAGTCCAATCTGCCAAGCTTGTGCGAGTTCTTGGCTTGGCTTGGCTTTGTAGATTGCGCTTAGTTTGCGTAAAAGCTCGACGGACTGCATTGGCTTTCTCCTTGCGTGAGTTGCTGTTCAATCAAATCCCATTCGTCAGGTTCGTTGCTAGGTGAGGCGCGGCTTGGCTCTTGGTACTGTTCAATCAAGTCCTCGACTAGAAAGCGTTCAGCGTCCTTGGTGTATCCTGGCGTAGTTGATTGCAGATAGTGCTTAGTGGCGATTTGGATTTCAGCAACACTGAACTTTGTCAGCAGCTTGTTGTAGTTTGCTTTTGCCTTGGCTCTTCTTCCCTCAAAGCGTCTGACGCTTGCTTTCCAATCATTCCACCAACTTTCAAAGTGCGTAATATATTCAGTGTTTAATTTGTTCTTTGTTTCTTTTGTTCTTTGTTTCTTTTGTAGCTGGCGATTTTCCTGACTAGGTTTTTCCTGACTAGGTTTTTCCTGACTAGGAAAATCCACGTTAGGTTTTTCCATGTTAGGTATTTCGTCCCGTACGCCAGTGACTAAATAAACGTAATCGCCAAGCTTGCCGTCAGGCTTGCGAACCCTCGAACCTCGCTGAATGTAGCCAGCCGCAAGCAACTCATCCATTGCTCGCTTGGTAGAGTCATAGCCATCCGTAGCATGAGCTGCCAACTCGCTGATTCGGATATTCCAGTCCTTCGGCAGACTAAGCAGATAAATCAGCAAGCCTTTGGCTTTCCAACTAATCTCAGAGTCTTGAGCGGCTGCGTTGCCAATGACTGTGTAAGGTCCGTCGATTCGCTTGCCTATCATGATTTCCTCTTATACGGCTTCAGTTGCGGTTGCCATTGTTGCGGCAATATCCTGCTCGACTTGCTTTTGAATCAGCTTTAATCGGTCTACCTCGCCTTTGCTCAAGTCACCACGTTTGGCGTAGGCATTCGCTAAATTATTTGCTTCTTCGAGTGCTTCTTGAGATTGGCAGTTTTCAAACTGTTCTTTCAGCAGGAAGAAGGTTTGTGAGCCTTGAGGAATGATAACTTTTGGCGCTGGTGGTTCTTCGTTCTGTGCCATTGATTCCGGCTGAATTACTTCTTCTGTGGGAATATCTGTTAAGCTGAAGGCATAGCGAATGCACTGCTTGACGGCAGCATGGCGTAGCATTCGATAAGGCATGTCTTTCCAGTTGTTTGTGTCTTGCCGACACTCAACAAGCCACTCTGTCGCCTCGGTTGGCATTTTTCGGTCTTTTCTCCAAATTCGAGCAGTGCAAGAAACCAATTCGCCTTTTTCGTTGTGATTCCAGTTGCACTCTGGCCCACCATCAAAATTAGGATTTCGATTCATAATTTTAATCCAACCATCCACCGTAGGACTTGGTTTGATGGCACTACCTTTTCCGAAAACGTACATTTCATTAAGTGGATTTAAATCTAAGGTCTTGGCAAGCGTTAGATAGGCTGCAACCTGTTCAGGTTTGCCTCCTGGCATGATGGTTTCCATCATTACTTTTTGCAGGTGTTCTTTATTGATCTGGAATTGCTCGGACACTTGAATCATAAGGTTGTCATTACTCATTTTCTTCACTCAAAAAGTTAATAATGTAATCAAGCTTCTCAATGATTAATTCCTGCTGACTTTCTAAACGCAAAACTGTTTCATCAAGCTCCTCAAAGGCTTTAACTTTTTTGGGATCTCTGTCGTTGTTGTAACGGGAAGTACGACTTAATTTCCATTTAAATCCATATTTTTTCGCAACTTCATTTAAACGGTCTAATGGCTCTTGATATTTAAACCTTAACTTAAAGCCGGTTAATTTTTCATTGATGTCTTCTTTAAACTCTTCAAGGAGACCATGTTTTGGAAAAAACGCTACCAAATTTGAAAAAGGCATCTTTGTGCTGTTTTCTTTTGAACTTTTTATTTCGTAATGGGCCATTTGTGACAAAACTTCCAAAGAAGTAATTGCAAAGCCTTCTTCTTTTAACTTTTCATGAACATGAGAATAATAATAAGATTCCTCAGTTTTGCTTAGCTCACGAAATTCATTTGATTCGACAGAAAAACTAGGCTGTTTTCGTTCTCTTAGCGTTGAGTCCTGCTTTACCCATTCTGTTAGGTCTGTCGCATTTCTTGCTGTTTGTACAGACATTTTTAACTCGTTGATTGAAGATTGCTTGCAACTTGTCAAGCTGCTTTTGTGATGGCCCATTATTGAGCCTTGGTGCATCTAAGCCATCAAGAATTGGACTTAGAAAACGCTTGTAAATGTCTTTTACAAAGTTAAGTTCCCAATCTGTAAAATCCAAAACTTCAGCGTTATTATTCAAATAGGTCATCCAGTAGAGTTTGCTAAGTTCTTTGTTGCCATTTTCAATGCACTTGCGGTGCGATTCATAGAAAGAAAGAAACCAATCGGGCTCGCCTTTTTGTCGTTCTTTTTTTACTTTTTCAATATATTTTTTGACTTCATCTCTATAATAAAACCATTCTCTTTTTTTGTAGACTCTGTGCTTCTTAAATCGTCTATGTAGTTCTTCTTCCTTGCCTCTGTATCCTGCAATGCTTGTGATGAAATAACCGTCTGGGCAAGCTGTGCGAAGTCCAGAAAGGCGTGTTGTTAATTCGCCAGTAGTAAAACCAATTTTTACTTGTTGAGTGTTGGGTTCAAAAAAGAAGTAAACCATAATGATGAATTCGCGCCTTTCAGCCAGCTTAAGCGAGAGTTGAGAAAATCGCTTTATCGCTTACTCCGGCCACATAAAAAAAGGGCAATTTTGGAGGGAGGACGCCCAAAACCGGATAACTGAAAGGCTTAATCTGTTAAAAAATCATCCTCATATTCAGAAACTTTTGAGCCAGCAACCCACACTGGATTTATGTATTGAGTGATCTGTCCACCTCGCTTGAAAAAAGCAAGGATCTCTTGTAGAAACATGGAATCATTTGGCAGCTCAATACTTTTGATACTGGCGTCATCCCATTTCTCTTTTACCTCCACCTGTTTTTTGGCTTCCTGCTCCAGCTCGGCTTGTTTTTCTTTTGCCTTGTTGCCGTGATGGACTGCGCGGCATTCAGCAGAACAAAACTTTGCGTTTGATTTTGAAGACATTGGCTTGAATAAAGATTTACAAATCCAACATTTCAGCTTTCGGTCATGATTGAGCTTTGACCTGTTCCGTTTTAAATGAACAATTCCATTGCAAGTGGGTGAGCAGTACCGTTGGCTGTTGGCTTTTGGTTGATACGTCTTACCGCATTGTTGACATTCCTTTGGTTTAAGCGTTCCTGGCATTCTTGGAATCTTGCCACGTTCATAAGCTCTTCTTTTGTCGTTGATGTAGCGACAATTCTGCGAACAAAGAATGTTTCGAGAATTTACTGGTTGAAAGATTTCACCGCATTCTTTACATGCTCTTGGCTCTACTGGAACGCTTCGGTTGCGGCTGCGGTTGCAGCATTGCGTACTGCAAAAGCGATGGTCTGAGCGAAGTTGCTTGAAGATTTTGTGGCAACTTTCGCAAGCCACTTTGGGCCTTGGCTTTTTGTTCTTTGCGCGATACCTAGCCGTGTTTTGCAAAGTAAGCTGATAGCCGCATTCCTTCCCACAAGTCTTCTGCCGACTCGACCTGAGCTTGAACTGCCTTGAGCAAATGCAGCATTTTCTAATCGTCAATGATTGCCTTGTGATTCCAAGTATTTTCATTGAATGGATCATCCATTCTTCTGAACTTCTCTTCCTCGCTAATGTCGAAAGGCTTCAAGTCTTTACACTTCTGACTATGTCCATCCGGCCTGAATAAACCGCAAACCGGACATTGGTAAACTGCGGTGTAAGATTCACGCAGCTTCTTGGAATCATCTTCTGCCTTCCGTACACTTGCCCAAAACGCCCGCCTAATTTTTTTGGTTTCCTCCTTGAAGGCTTCAAATCTTTCTAAGCCTTCGTGCATATTTACGGTTAATAAAGAAAAGCCTAATGCGCCACCAGAGCTTTTTCCAAGCTGGCGCATTATGATAAGTAATGATTCGGGATTTGCTTTTGGACTCGGCTCTGAAGAAGTAAGCCTGAATGGTTGGTGTTGTTGTCATCCTTTAACTCCATGTTTTTGAGTGGGGAACGCTGCTCAAGCTGCTAGGAAAGACCCCTCTGACCTATGACTAAAACAGCGTTTGATTTCCCCATTGGACTGTTTAATGAGCCATAGTAGCTCCTGCCGGTTCTCCCAAACCGTCCAACTCGTTCAATGAGTTGAAAAAAACTATGGCTCAGTCAAAAGCCTCGGATTCTTCAAGGCCAAGGTCCACGGATGGCCTTGTGTGCTGTCTTTTCTAATCTCGCAATCTCCACTTTGCGCTCTGCTTGCGTTGCTTGAATGGCAACGTCAGCGGAAATCTGTTTTAGAATTAATTTCTGATTCTCATTGATCTCTTCCAAAAGATTTCTTGATTCAATCAAAATCGCTTTTGTTTCTTCATCCATTGACAACCTCCCGAATCTTTCTGACTTCCTCTTGTGACCATTCAACTCCTGCATATTTATGAAGTTGTCTTCCTTGCGGAATTTTTCCTTCTCTGCGGAGTCGAAGCAGTTTTGGATGGGAAATGCCAATCTGATTGGCAACTTGTTCTGTGGTCAGCATAATCGGTTGAATAATTGCAAAGCTGGTTAGCAGGTTTTCAAGAGTTTTAAACCTATTCTAAACTTAAGTCAACTCTTTTTTTCCAAAAAATGCTCAGATCAGTTTCAAAAAGGTTTAGCGATAGAGTCGTTGAACAAAGAAGTGCTATGGGAATGTCTCAAGCGGATTTAGCCAAAGCGTTAGAGGTTTCTCAAAACACTGTCAGCAAGCTTGAAAGAAATCGGACTAGGATTGATACCGATAAAATTCAAAAACAATGAGTTACTTGAACACTGACCACATTCAACAGGTGGATCTAGTCAATAAGCTAGGCAACACTGGCGGGAACAGTGGCGGGAAAAAATCTGAGGAATCCAGCAAGGCTAGCATTCGTCTGGCCTATAGCCAAAAGTCATAAGCGGACTGTTAATCATTGGGTCGCTGGTTCGAGTCCAGCTTGGGGAGCCACCTTCAGCCGAAACTCTACACTGGCAGGAACTGGCGGTTTTACAAACTTGTCAGTTGTTCCTTCAGTTTCTTTGCTTTTCTTATTTTTTTATACAATAAAACGCCAGGAACAGCCGCGCCCATTCCGGTTGCCGCTAAAATTAGTTCTAATCCCCCAGAATCAACAACTTGGTTGAAAATCTCAAAAAATCCGTTCATTCAATAACTCCATATCATTAAATCTTCTCTGTCATCTAAATGGAGAAAACGATTGCTT